GAGTCAATAGTTCTAGACGTTGAGAGAAGTACAGCCGAGATTGAGTTAACAGTTGACGGGGTTGTGGTCTATGACTTTCGCTGTGATGTCTTGGGACAAATAGAGTTTTTTGCGGGCTTTGGTCCTGTTCCAATAGCCTATTATGACTCACAAAAATGTTTTGTTTTTTATCCAAGATATCCTCTGAGGTTTGAATCATCATTCTCAATTGTAATAAGAGTAAGAAAAGCAAAAGGGCACGTTATAACCTACTACGTTGATTGATTATGAATAAAGAAAAACACTACAAATTAAAATTCAAAAAGATACTAGCAACTAATCAACTCGCCTCTGGTGATAATGTTTTTGATTGGACAGTTGAACAGCTTCAACATAATGGAATTAATGTTGATAGCTATATGACTGGAGCCGTGTACGAGGTGATAAATTCCAATATTGATGATGAAATTAAGTTCCAGCTTGTTGATAGTTTAGATGTATTGATTCACGAATTTGCCGACATTGCTGCAATTAATGGAGTCCATTTGTTTGAACAGTATTTATCTTATCTGCCACAAGGAACCAAGCTAAGAGTAATTTACAAGAAAACGGGAACAAATGACTGTTGTTTGAAAGTAAACCTCATAAGACACATTGAAACGAAGGCAGCGGAGTAAACTATGATTTTTCCAGTTTTAAAACTAGAGGATGTTGTTCAAGTAAATGACCAGACCCGTTTGGACGCCACAAAGTCTTATAAAACACCCGACGAGGCAGCAATAACCTTGGTGGAGATTGAACCAGAACCAGGGGCGGGATTTATTGACGTTACAAGCTCAAAATATCTTGATTACCAATACAGCTCAGACGGTGACAAAGACGTAACTGTTAGAATCACAACAGATGGCGCACCAACACAACTAACTAAAGTTTTAAGCATTACATCGGTGGCAGATGACAAGCTTTTCTCTTCAGATGAGGAGCTAACAAGTCACGAGCCAGATATTCTTAACTATGTAGCACCTGGAAGAAACTCATTTCTCAATGTTCACAGAAATGCTCAAGATAGAATTCTTACATGGTTAGATGAGCACAGAATTACAGACCAAAATGGTGACAGATTAAACAAAGATGCGATTGTGGACACACAGGAAGTAAATGACTGGTCGAAATTCATGGTTCTAAGACTTATCTTTGAGGGGCTATCAAACTCAGTTGAGGATATATTCTCTATTAAGGCGCAGAAGTATTCAGATATGGAAGCAAAATCAAGAAATAGATCACAACTAAGGCTCGACAGGGACGGGGACGGGTCCACTGACGATGAGAGTCCTGTCGATCTAAGAACCTTTAGGCTGGTTAGGAAATGAGCTACAGCAAGATAAGAACCTATTTTAATCAGCAGATACAGGCGTTCGATTCTGACTTAAAAGAATGGCGCGACGCTCTAGTATTTGAAGATGCTAGTAATATCCCCTCTACGCTATTGGGAACCAGGTATCATCTAGAAATAGGCCCATGGACTTCGACACCAGCTCAAGATAAGTCGGTACACGATGAATTTACAGTTATTCTAACGATATTCTCTAAAGGATTTACAGATCCGCTCATGGCGTTAGATAATCTACTAGATGAAGCGTTATGCATAAAGCACCAGCTAATCAATCCGGTAAATATTGAAGCATTTAAGACAGCTAATGGTGGACAGATAGAGGCAGTGGAAAATGTCAGTGGAGAACCCGCTGAAATCGCCTCAACTAATGACAATATTATAAAAATAGCACTAGAATTTAACGTAAGAATGTATTTTGGTGTAATTCAATAGGAGAAAGAAATGGCAAATGTACAAGGCTCAACTTTTCTTCTGTCTGCGGCTGACGTTTCGTGGGGTAGAAGAGAGAGAACATGTATCGACGTGACCGTAGACGGTTCAGGAGTCGGTGGAACTTATTTTGAAATTGATGCACCAGCTTCGCATGGTGGAACTAATCAATCATTTTATGTATGGTTCGACACAGGGGCTGATTTAGATCCAGCACCAGCAGGAAGAACGGGGATTGAAGTGACTGTTGGCGGCTCGGACACAATTGAGCAAGTCGCAACTGCGCTAGCCACTCAACTTGATGGTAACGCGAACTTTAGAGCATCTACTGACAGCTCTGATGCTTCACAAGTCATTATCGACACAGAATATTTTGGAAAGGTTGACCAGGTTACAACTGACGGGGATACAACTTTCACTTTCGCACAGATTAATAGCGGACTAGGTGGAGATCTTGGGAAGACTTCTGGCGGAGTTGAGGTTTCAATGGAAGCTACTTCTGTTCAGATTCAGGCAGACCAAACTGGTAACCTTGTACTAGATGAAGTTTTCACTGGATCAAGTGTTGAAGTTACTATGTCGCTACTAGAAATGACCCCTGACAGATGGGAGACTGTTGTTGCTTCAGTTACGGGTGACAAATACACTCCAGCGGGCGGGACTCAACTTGTAGGCTATGGAGAGTCTAGACTTTATGACTCATTCTTTGACCTGGGTGGACAGCTTATCCTTCACCCTACAAGAAAAGACGCATCAGACAGAGAATTTGATATCAACCTCTGGAAGTGTGTACCTAAACCACAATCAATCAACTTTTCTGGGGAAGAACCTCAAGTTATGGAAGTGACATTTACTGCGCTTGCTGACAGAGAAGTACAAGAAGAAATTAACCTAATGGCTTTCGGAGATGGAGAGCAGGACGTAAGGGCTTAATAGATGGAATTTAAAAGACGTGAACTTAGGGTAAATGTCTACGGGAGCGATTATAATTTAAAGTTCCCAACAGTGAAGCAGTCTCAAGATTATGCTTCAAAAGTTAAAGATATGAATGAGAGTGAGGCCACTGAGGCCTTGCTCGATTTCATTGACGGGCTAGGACTACCAAAAGACGTATCATCTGACATGGAAAGTGAGCATTTAACTACTCTTATCCAAGCATTGGTGCCTAACAAAAAAAAGTAGTCCCCGATATATTCTTTAAGGCCAAGTTGGCCTCTTTCTACGGATGGACCCCTGATGTAGTTGAGAACATGGAATATATCACCGCCCTTGAATATTATGTGGCTATAGATTGCATTGAAGCTCAGAAAATCTTAATGGATATGCAAGTTTCAATCTATCCAAAGCTAACAAAAGAAGGCCAGAAACAGCTTCATAGGAAGATACACAGGAAGGCCTACCCCGAAGGATTGCAGAAACAAATGTCTTTCGAGGATTTTGCAAGGAAGATGAATGGCGGACGAAAGGATAATTCTCGAACTTGACCTAGAAACCGGAAAAGTGATTTCTGGATTCAAAAAAGTCGAAGGTAATGCCAAGCAATCAGGAAAAAGAGCTGGTGAGAATTTTACCGATGGATTCAAACAGAGTTTATCAACGCTCGCCACAAGGGCTTCACAAATTGGAGCATTACTAGGAACGGCATTTGCTGGTTTCGCTACTAAGGGTGCTTTCGATGCTGCTAAAGCCATTGAAGGTATTGAAACAAGGTTTGATGTTCTTCTAGGGTCTGCTAGTGCTGCTCAAAAACAAGTACAAGACTTAGTAAATTTTGCCGCTACTACACCATTTCAATTAGAAGGTTTAGCTGATGCATCTGCACAGCTTTTGGCCTTCGGTTTTCAGCAAGATGAAATTATTGATCGCTTAAGAACTCTAGGGGATGTTGCCTCTGGATCTAGTAGTGACTTAAAAGAAGTAGCACTTATCTTTGGACAGATTAGAGCTGCAGGAAAGTTAACAGGCGAAAGACTTTTACAATTACAAGAGAGAGCAATTCCTATTGGTGCCGCCTTGGCCAAATCTTTAGGTGTTGCCGAGTCTCAAATCAGGGGACTTGTCTCTGCTGGTAAAGTTGGCTTTGCTGATGTTGAAAAAGCATTATCAGACTTAACTGGCGCGGGTGGACTATTTGAAAACGCCACTATTAAACAGTCACAAACTCTCGGTGGCCTAGTGTCAACATTAAAAGATAACTTCTTCGCTCTCCAGGTAGCTATAGGTAAAGCCTTGGGTCCAGCG